CTTCACTGTTTGTGTTGATACGCCAACCACAGTCTCAACACGTCTCATGGCTCCAACCCATGACTCCCTCCAAGCCATCATAATGATGACTTAGACGCGCACCGGGAAATCGGTGTAAACACAGATGGAAGCAACCTCTCCTTTTCGGAGATTCGCAAGTTCGGTTACCCCTAATGTGCCTGCATTAATGCATGGCCAGGTCACATCATCGCTGATGTGACCCTTCGTAGGGACCTTACCTGTCACCATCTCAAACACCCATCTCCAGTCTACGCTACCTACTAATCCTCCCAAGACTTTGTAGGCAGCCGGTACGTCATTCGACCCATGTACTGGTGTCGGTCGACTGACAACCTGGATGTCCACCACATCCGCCGCTGGGCACTCGATCACGACTACCCTCTCTAATCCACTTATTACCTTACGCTCTCGATCCTTGTATGACACTTCTAGCATCAGATTCCTGAGCCTAGCTTTACTGACCCCTGCAGCCTGTAGCATGCCATCGCTAACATGATCTTTAATGAACTGATCAGTCGCGAATGAACTTGCATCCTCCTTGACATGACTCTTCTTCTTTGAATCACTCAACATTAGCATTTTCGAAGTTCCCCTCTGTCTACCATAAACAGGTGAACCCATCACTGATATACCGCCTGTACACACCTCAAAGGCAAACTGCCTTACCTCTGGCACTCTCCTTTCAACAGTAGTCGTTAAGAGAGAGCCCGCATACCTAACACCCGATCGAACCATCAATGTCCACGCCATATTTGCGTAATTGGTTACTGCTTCAGCCGAAGACAATGTCTTCTCGGATACCCAATTACCACTTACAACACTTGATATTGCTCTGGCCAAATAACCTCCACAACCTTTCTTCGTGTAAGAAACCCTCAAAAACTCACCGCATTTGTCTCCTAAACCTTGTTTACTTGGGTTCAATCTCACAGTTGAACCGACCATCCTCTTGACAAATGAACCTACAGCATCCTCTTCACCTGATACGATAACGTCGTCACCTGCATGCTGAAAATGCAACTTTGAATAGATTTCGCCTCCGAACAATCTACAATAAGCTGCATTCAAGATTGTGTTGATGAACGTCGTTGCACGGTGTCCACTGAAAAGCGTCCCTACCGTGCGCGCACTC